CTGGAATTAAGAAGAATTTCTTTCAGTATATAGATAAGAGAAATGATGGGCTAATAGATCCAATGACGGAGGCTAATTATTCTACTTTTGATTATGTGTATTTTTTTGTTCTTCTTTCTTTAGCTTCTGCTATCATTTCTCCAACTTTCGCTCTCTCTTTGTGGATATTTGCGCTTCTGTATTTGCGCTTATCGAATCCCACATTAATGGGATTCATTCGAGCATATTTGCATAGGTTTAAGGAACGATGGTTCCAATATTTCTCGGATTTGAGGAATCGCTTCCAAAATAGTTTTGAGAACATCTCACCAACCAAGACTGCTATAGCGGTGGGTGGTAGTTTAACAGCCCTTGCTTTGTGGCTCTATTTTAGGAGAAAGAAAAGGATAAAGACTGAATCTTTGATAGACACCCTAGGACAGGTTGAAGAGGAAATTGATGCTTCCCATGGATATCCACGTATTAAAAATAAAGTGGATAACAATTTGTGGAATAAGTGGATCAATGAGTTTTCACCATCCCACAAAGGGGAATTTAGTACAGGCGTTTTGAATGTCACTTCTTCTGTTCGTGCAATTGATGTCTTCATGGGGAAGTCTATTATCTCAACGTCTGGACGCACTTTGGGATTTGGTTTGTGCAAGGACATTCTTATAATGAATCGTCACGCACTAGGACCAAATTTAGATATGCAACAATTAATGTGCATAATGCCAATGATTATGATCATTCGCAGTTGATTCTAAATTGTTCTGATCTCAATTACGTTGAGCTCCCAAATGATCTTATTATGTTTCGGCATCCGTCGTTTCGTTTCAAGGATAGGTTAAAACATATTATTTCCGATATATCATTAATACCTAATAATTGTGAGCTATTCATAAATGGTCATAAAACACGTCTGTCAGCAGTAGAAGCTGATGTAGATGTTCAAGATAAGCTATGTGGTATGCTTCACTATGATAAATTGTACAGGTACTCTTGGCCAAACCATGCTCGGGGGAAATGTGGAAGCCCACTTATCGCCCAGATTGGAAATGGTCAGTGTATTATTGGCATCCATAGCGCTGGAGGAAATGGCGATCATGCCTTGGCACGTCCTATAACCCGTGAAGAGTTGCAAGATCATATAGAACTTCTACTCAAGCGCAGCAGAGACGTGCCATTGTCTGAATCTTACTACTCGCCGGTACCACTTAATTCACCAAAACCACGCAGTCCCTTCTTTTATGAGCACTTACCCCAGATAGATTACATTGGGAGTAGTGATGAAAAAGTTATGGTGAATAATAAATCTAACTTGCAACGTACTTTTTATTCCCCTCATTTGAAATTTATTTTCAAACGTTTTTTTAAAATGGACATGAAACCCACGTATAACAAGCCCTTGATGAAACCAGTGGTGAGGAATGGAAATTATCTTTCTCCTTTCAACACATGGTTACAGAAAGCAAATCATATTCACTATTCGCTAAGCTTTTCAACCTTAGGTCAGGTGGAACATATGCTTTTTCAAAGGGTTTTATCCCACATCCCTATTAGGAACCTCAAGCCTCTCACCTTTGAGTGTGCTATTAATGGGGTAAACAATGATCCATTTATAGACCGAATGAATGCTTCTACAGCATCAGGATATGGATGGAAAGGGAAAAAAGACAAATTTATCCCTTTAATTGAAAACTCAGTTTTGAGAGAAATGAGTCTCGAATTACAAGAGCGCATTGAGTTGATATTTGAATTCTGGGATTCACTTGAATCTTACAATCCAATTTACCAAGGTAAGTGCAAAGACGAGCCTCGGTTGATAGAGAAATGTCTAGCAGGGAAAACTAGAATATTTTTTGTTAGTCCACTAGAGTTGGTAATTATAGGGCGTATGTTACTCGCTCCATTTTACTCGCTTCTAGTAGAACATGGTGATGTCTTTTGCACTTGTGTTGGAATTAACTCCCACGTAGAATGGCATGATTTGGTGGTTACGCTGAAAAATTTCTCACCCCTAATCATGGAAGGAGACTTCTCCTCTTATGATCTTACCCAACCAATTGAAATAAAACGGATGGTTAATTCTTTGATCATCCGTATCTTAGAAGCTCTTGGGTATAATCCTAAAGCATTGCACTATGTAGGGTGTTATTTATCTGAATCACTTCGTACTTGCGTGGAATTGAATACTGATTTTTTCTACTTACCAGGGGCCCAGGCTTCTGGTAAGTATGCAACAGCTGAGGACAATTCTTTAGTGCTTCTCTGTATGTATATGTATTTTTATTTAGAGAAAATTGGAGATAATAAATTTTTCGATAATTGTCTCGTCCGAACTTACGGTGATGACTCATTGATTTCAGTTAAGGAGAACATTAAAGAATTATTTAACAACAAGACGTTTCAAGACTTTGCTCATGCAAGGTTTAATATGACGTACACTTCTGCAGCTAAATCACTGGATGTTTCCGATTTTGTAGCTATGGAAGACACCTGCTTTCTGAAGAGGAATGTCGAATTTCGGCAAGACCTCGGTCGATATGTAGGTAAATTGCATCCTGATTCTATGTATAAAATGTTAGAATGGAGGATACCCTCTTCTTTTATTACTAGGGAAGAGCAAATGGTTGCATGTACGACGTCTTTTCTATGGGAATCATTTTTCCATATTCAAGAAGAAGAACATGTAGCCTTGCGGGACTTTCTCTGCGCGTTGTGTGAGAAGGAATTCCCAGGTATAGACGTTTCTGTGTTACCATCTTATAATAAGATTCACGGACGTTTTACTGAAGCAGTAAGGCTCAAAACAGATAGTGCAGTTCTGGATGAGCTTAATCACAACTATGAGGAACTGGTTTCCTCTGGCAGCGAAGCCAACAAATCGTCTGCACTAGCTAGTCTGGCTTTGCATGACCAGGCTAGTGACATTCAAGGTGCCGCAAAAAATAATGAATTTAAGACGGAGGGATTAGTAAACCCTCCATTTCATAATCCCTATGGGGATGTGCCGTTTATGGAATTATACAAAAATGCAAGTATTTCGTCTACTCCTTCAACAAAAGGAAATTTTTTAAAATACAAGAAAGACTTGCAGGCACACAAATTGAAACAACGGAAAACTAGACATACTAGGTTGAGCAATTTTGTTACAGAGTCATACTGGACAGAATCTGAAGTATCACCTGCCGTGGTGGAAACTGGAACTATTGATCCTAGTAAAATGGATGTTGTTCATAATCTAGTAGATCATGCTGGAGAAGAGAAATCTGTTACATTGTCTTCGTCGACAAAGTACAGGAATGCAGGTCAAGATGAACAAGATGGTATCTCCAACTTTTTAGAGCGGAGTGTGGAAATATCTTCTTTCCAAATACCTGTGGCTGCTCCTGCAGACACTAGCGTTCAGTTAAAGGTTTGGGATATCATTTCTCTTGAGCCTTCGGTTCGCGCTAAGCTTAGGAATTTTGCTTATCTTCAGAGTGATCTCGAAATTACTATTAATATTTCAGGAACTCCTTTCCATTATGGAAAAATCCTTATTTCATATCAACCATATCCTGAACGAAATGACGTTTTGAAAGCCTTGGAAACGAGGGTGGGGGTTGATCCTGTTGCATATCGACCTTTGTTACTTAATTATTTGAGTCAATCACCCGGAGCGAAAGTTATGGATGTTAAAGATAATCAACCTCTAATAGTGAACATACCTTATATATCCCCTAAACCAATGCACCGGTTGTTTAATTCTTCAACTGGAGTCCTCACAGACGTGACCTCTTATGACGATCTTGAAGATGCTGGATCACTGTATATCTATAGCATTAATCAGTCTGGAAGTGTTTCAGCATCTCCCACCGATCTTTCTGTTTATATCTATGGTAGGTTTACTAACGTGTCTTTAGGTACACTGACTGCTACGCAAGTGGCCGTAACCACTGAATCTAAGGATGATGAGTGGACAGCGGGACCTGTTGAGAGAACTTCAGCAGCTATTTCCAAGTACTTGGGAATGCTAGCTATGGTTCCAGAAATTGCACCATTAGCAGTACCAGGTTCCCAGGTTTTTAAAGGGATATCTGGTGTTGCTTCTTACTTTGGGTGGAGTAAACCTTCTAAGGAAGGAGAAGTTGCTTACGTGAAAAACTTGCCATTTAGCGCGGGTTGTAATGTTATGGGAATGGATTCTGCTCTCAGATTGACCCTTGATCCTAAACAATCGTTGACAGTTGACTCGTCCTTTATCAATGATAATAAGGATGAAATGATCATTACAGCAATTTCTGGTAGAGAATCTTACCTTACCACTTTTAGTTGGGCAGATTCTGCAGCACCTATGTCTACGCCAATATGGAAGAGTGCAGTGACTCCGGAAATGTACACGTGGTATAATGTACTGGCAAGGAGCTATTATCAACCAACTGCCCCTGCTTTTGCCTGTAAACCATTTAAGTTCTGGCGTGGGACAATGCATTATCGGTTTGAAATTGTCGCTAGTGCTTACCATCGAGGCAAATTGGCTATAATTTTTGATCCTAACATTGACCAACATGCTCTCATATCAGCACAGACTGAACCAAATAAGCAATATATGGTAGTAGTTGACATAGCTGATACTCAAACTGTTGATGTATGTATTAATTGGGCAGCACCTTTTCCATGGTTGAAAACAGCACCCACTGACGTTAATGGATTAGCATATAGAGACGCTTATGGCACTACTCCAGTGCTTGAAACGTTTTCTGGGTATGCTAATGGATTCATTAGAGTGGTTCCTTTTACTCAATTGCAATCTCCTGACTCCTCAGATGTTTCTGTTAATGTCTATGTGCATTGCCCTGATTTGGAAGTTCAAGGACCTAGTGGTAGTCTAATACCGTTCGATAGAACAGCTTTGAATACTGAGTCTTATCTCTCGCCTCTTGATGTGTCTTGTTTAGAATTGAACAAAAGTTCTGCAAAAACGGACTACATAAGTCTCGATCATTTTGGCGAACACATTACTTCTTATAGAGCTATGCTTAAACGATATCACTTTCATGAAAGAGCTTTAACTAGTGGAACTGCCTCTTTTATCGAAATTAAGGGGCAGATATTGCCGCAACCTAATCCAACTTTTGGTAATTTGGGTCTTCAGAATCAGGTATCTCTTTATGAGTATTTGCGATATGCTTATTTAGGAGTGCGTGGTTCCTTTAAGACGCGCTTAAGAATAGATACGGGACATGCAACAACTTTTGGTGGTAATCTACAAACCACAGTTACTTTGGAGGACCCTTCAAGTACTTTCTCGGGTTTCACTGCTGTAACGAATGCGATCTATACTGGATATCAACGATTATCTGGTAGTATTCTATACTCTCCTGCAGAAGCCAATGGTATTGAATTTGATGCTCCATTCTATTCAAATAACTTGTTTTTATTTTCTTTCGCCCAAGATTACATTGGAACGAATCAGGATGGAAACATGGAACTTGAATTTTATCGCAATTTTTTAGTTAATCAGGTTAGATTGACAACCCCCAATAACTCTATGGTCACTAGATCAATTGCTACTGGGGAAGATTTCACACTCATGCGGTTTCAGGGATCAGTCCCTTTTACTGTATCTCAGTCGTAAAATCTTATACACCGCGAGGACGGTTATATAAAAACTTTTTATAAGTGGC